TTAAACCATTTGAAATATTATTTTTCAAAGTGGGAGTAGAAATATTAAAAAACATATCAGGATTTTTGGCAGTATCACCTGACAAAGCAGTTCAAAAAATCAGACAAGATGTTATCAACGCTATGAATGATTTGAAAAAACCTGGTAATGTGGAAAAATTAGAGAAATTAAGAATACAAATAGAGAAATTAGAAGCTATCGGTGGAATGAATGCAATCGTTCCGAGTGAAGGCTTGGTTTTCAAATATAAAGGAAACCTATACAAATTCACAGGAGCATTTGCACCAATAAACCAAATACTCGGTAGTTTAAGATTTTAAGGAGTTACAATGGCAGGATATAGTAAAGACCAAGAAAGACAAAATAAAGCACTAAAAGATTTAATATCTGGTAAAGAACACGAAAAGTCTTATATTCAAGTAGGATATGAGGGCAAGAAAGATAAAGGTCAAGGGGGAAAGACAAGAAAAACAGAATTGACTGATATTATGTCAGAAATTAGAATGCCTTGGTTTTGTCCAGAGTGTAAAAAAGCAATGAAGAAAAAACTTGATGATAAGTTTTGGAGATTAATGGGACATTGTTTTGATTGTCAAATAGAATTTGAGAATAAATTAAGAATTAAAGATTATGCTGAATATGAAAGTTATGCAAAAGCAAAAGTTCTTGAAAATCAAATGTCACAATTAAAAGATTTAGAACAAAGTATAGATGACTTTGAAAAAACAGGTGGTAAAAAGGAGTGGTTTAATAATGTAGGTGTCAATACACCAATGTTAGAATCAGATAAATGGGAAATGGGTGAAAAGGAATTTGAAAAAACCATTTCAGAAGCAAGAGATTTTATTAGAGATAATAGAAAAAAGGTAGAAGAAGCACAACAACAACTAACAGGAGCAGAATAATGGGTAATATCATACAAATGATAATGAATCTTTTCTTTGGCGGCAACAAGAAAAAAGAAGTTAAAGAACTTGATAAACAAATCAAAGTAAAAGATACAGAAGTAAAGGAACTTGAAAAAGAAGTAAAAGTTCTTGAATCAAAGAAAAAAGTTAATAAAAAAGAAGTAGCAAAATTAAAAAGAAAAGTAACAACTACTAAAAAACAGATTGAAAAGGCATCAGAAGCAGTAAAAGAAGACAATGCTGACGAAGCTGTAAAATTTTTGAAGAAATTTTCAAAGTAGTTGATATTTATATATACATATATATGAAGTATTTATTAAACATATTACTAATAGTTGGATGCTTATACGCACAAGATGTCCAAGAACTTAAAACTTATTCTTTTACGGAAGAACAAGTATTAGGATTTACCAATGCTATTAAGGAATTAGAACTAAAAGATAGTT